TACCAGAACAGCGGGCGGATCTACGGAGACGCTGCGGTGCTTTGGCGTATCGATCAGGATGCACGCCGCATCCGCTACGTGGTGTATTCGTACGCCACGCCGATCGCTTGGGTTCGGGAAAACGGCGAGTGGGTCGTGCCTGCTGAAAAGTACAGCGCGACTACGAGCCGTCATCAGAGCATCGTCCGAATGGCGGTGCGCTGATGCGAGCAGCGAATGGGACAGGCGCAGAGAGAGCGACAAGCAAGCGAATTCGGCAGGCGATCACCGCGCTCGGCGCGGTGAACGCTCGCCGATTCGAAGAGTTGCTGTCTCAGGCACAAGCGGATCTGGACGAAGCGTTCGAATTCTTGCAGGAGCAAGGCGCGAACGATCTGCTCGAGGTGCTCATTGCATCCACAAAAAAGGTAGACAGGCTGCAAAACTGCGCGTCGGATGCCGCAGACGCAGCAGAGAAAGGAGGCGAATGATGACGTACCCGAAGCAGAGAAAGTTTCAGGCACGGAACGGCGTGAATCTCGCGTGTGAGAAATGCGGAGCAGCGATCGTGAAAGGCGATCAGTACAGAACGGTGCAGCAAGGGTTCAGAGGGCGAAAGATGGTGCGTTGCACCGCTGTCGCGTGCCAATTCAAGCGCAGCGAATACACCTCGTCCAAGATGGCGGGCGTGTACGCGGCGACGGAACAGGCACACGAAGAGATCGACGCGCTCAAGGACACGGATCTGGCAAGCGTGGACGATGATCTCGCGGCGATTCTGTCGACAGCGGCAGACGCGTGGCGAGAGGTCGCGAGCGAATACGAGGAAGCCGCCGACGCAATGGGCGACGGATTCGGTGATCAGACACGGGAAAAGGCAGAGCAGATCAACGATGCCGCCGACTCGCTCGAAGGCGAGACGGTGGCGGTTGAAGTGATCGATGACTGCGATTGCCCGCCGCAAGATGACGTGAGCGATGGCGAGGATTGCCAGACTTGCGCAGAAAAGGTTGCTGAGGCAATCGAGGCGGTGAAGGAAGAGGCGCGCGAGGCGCTCGACAATGCCGAGTCGGAAATCGGCTGAAGAAAGAGAAGGGGGAAAGATCGTGAAGAACCGATTTGGAATCACTTGGGGCACGGGCGAGGCGCTCGGCATTGACGCGAAATGGGCTGCTCGATGCGAAGAGCACGGCGAGTACAAGACGAACACGGCACGTCGCCGCGTTCGGCATCTGACACCAGCCGAGGTTTGCGCCTCGTGTCTGGCGAACGGTGCGCCGATCGTTGAGCGCAAAGAGCGAGCACCTCGCAAGGCTCGCGCTGAGCGTTCTCTGATTGGCGATTCGGACTCGTTTATTCAGGTGATCGGCGATATCGACGATGAGACCAAGACGCGTCTAGAGAACGCGATCGCGGAGAGCGTCGCAAACGATATCGGGTTGCCGAAATGCGTAGATTGCGGCGAGCGTTGGGATCCAACGGGCGAGGGTCCGTTCCGAATGCGTCGCTGCCCAGAATGCAGGGGGGAGAAGTCGTGAAGACGTTGCAAGAGATCGCAACCGTAGCAATGGGCATTGCAGCAATGGTGCTGCTGTTGGCTCTGGGGTCGATGCGATGAGAATCGACAGACGCTCCACGCCAATCGTGTATCGACGGATGCCGCTGCGAGAGCAGACCGAGATCCAGCGACAGCGCGCAGAGCAGGACAAGATCCTTCGGGATGTAATGCTCCTCGCGTATGCGTTCGGGTTCGTGGTGTTTCTCGCGTTGGTGATCGGCTAATGCCAACGTACGAATACCGCTGTGGAGATTGCGGTGCGCGGGAGGAGCACACGCATTCCATCCACAACGTGTACAACCCGCGCTGTGAGAAGTGCGGGCGTTGGATGCGAATGATCTACAGCGCGCCCGCTGTCGTGTACAACGGCGACGGGTTCGCAAAGAAAGACAGAAAGAAGGGGGCGAAAAATGGCTAACGCAAGCAATAGACCTGCAGAACTAGAGCGCATCATCGGCGCTCTAGTTGGGGCAAATGCAAAACGAAAAGATACTTGGAAATATAAATCGAGCGGGTTTCGTTGCGCTGAATGCTCCGCAAGGATCACACGAGATCAATATCGCGAGTCGGTGCATTGCAATGCCTGTCTTGATCAGATGGATAAGGGGGAGAGCAATGGCTAAACAGTTCGAGTTTCTGAAGGCTGAACAGCGCTCGCCAGAATGGTTCGCGTTGCGCAGAGACGGCATCACGGCGACAGAGGCTGCAGTAATTGCAGGGCTGTCGCCGTACAAAACGCCGTACCAATTGTGGGCAGAGAAGAGCGGCAAATATGAACCCGCTCCCGTAGGGGCGGCAGCGATGCGAGGCATTCTGCTTGAGAGCACCGTCGCCGACTTCTACGAGATCGAGACACGGCGCAAACTGAAGCGCAGCAATGGCATTGTGCGTATCAAGGAGATTCCGTGGGCGATGGCATCGCTTGATCGCACCATCGTGGGCGAGGACGGTCTGGTAGAAATTAAGACCTCAGCCTCACCACGTTGGAGCCTGTACCCCGTACCGCCAGAGGTTGTGGCGCAGGTGCAATGGCAGATGTTCGTGACAGGTGCGCCGTGGGTTGATGTTGCGGTGCTGTTGGGCGGTCTGGTGTTTCGTATCGAGCGTGTCAACGCCGACATTGAATACCAGACGCAACTGTACCAGAAGGCGCTCGCGTTCAGAGACGCGCTCGCAACGCAGACACCGCCGCCGTTGCAGGGTGAAGACTCTGACGCGCTCGCAGCGGTGATGCCGTGGAACGGACAAGATGAGTACGCACAAGCAACGGACGGCATTGAGCGCATCGCTGCGCTGTATGCAGAGAAGCAATACGAGGCGAAGTTGCTTGATCAAGAATTGCAGAATCTTGCCGTGTCGCTGAAAGAAGCGATTGGCGAGAATGCAGGCATCGTTGGCGCAGGATGGAGCGCGACGTGGAAGCAAAACAAACCATCCAGAAAGGTGGACTATGCCCAGATTCTAGCAAAGTGGACGGTGCCACAGGACGTTATCGACGAAGCGACGCGGGAAGTTCCTGGCGCGCGAGTGTTCAGATTCAAAAAGGAGGCAGACGGTGAATAGAACAACAGCAGAGGCGCTTGCTGCGCCATTTGACGCTAAGGATCTCAAGACGCGCCCAGGGCGGGCGGGTCTGGTGTTCACATACGCAGACGCTCGTGCTGTTGCACAGCGGCTCGACGATGTGTTGGGCATTGAGAACTGGCAATTCGAAGTCAAGGTGGCGGATGCGGATCGCAATGTCGTGCACGGCACGCTTGCGGTCGTGATCAATGAGAAGCACACCGTACGCCAAGACTTCGGCTATCCCAACAGCGCACAGGACGACGAGCCGCTGAAGTCAGCGGCGAGCGATGCGTTGAGACGATGCGCCGCGCAGATTGGCGTGGGGCGGAGCCTGTACAGCCCAGACAAGAGCGCACCGACGGCGCACATTGCGTCCGTGGTGAAACCCGCCGTCGAACCGAAGCAGAGTGTGTTGGACGACGATGTGATCGCTGCAAAGGCGGCAATGCTGTTCGCGCAGAGTGTGGGCGAGGATGAATGCTCACACGGCGAGGCGTGGAGTCTCAAGCCAGGCGGCGTGAGCAAGGTGAGCGGCAAGCCCTATGCACCCTTCTGGGCGGCAAGTCACAAGACGGACGACGGCGGTTGGTGCAAGGAGAAGCCGAGCATCAAATGGATCGCCGCTCAAGATGCACCGAAGCCAAAGATGGTGCCGCAGGATCTTTTGGCAGAAGAGATCCCGTTCTAAGCATCGGCACACGACTACGGCGGGGTGGGTGCTGTCTCACCCATCCCGCCCCCTACGCGAGAGCGTCGAGCAGCAATGCTCGTGGGGGGTCGCTAGGGCGACGAGGCAGACAGTTTGAGCGTGGGGAGTCATTGGGACGCCCTCCAGAGCGCAGAACGGCTCCTGAGCGATCTGGGGATATGCCACGACGAAGCACAGGAGCATAGGAGGCAAGATGGCGTGGATCAAGAAAGACACAGGGACGCTTAAAGATCCCAAGATCGTGGATCTATTGGCGCAACCAAAGGGCGCGGAGGCGTATGTGCTGTGGGACGCGGCGCTGTTCGAGGCATATCACCAAACGCCGAAGGGTGAATTCGTGAACGATGCGCACTTCAAGGCGTGCGTGGGCGGGGTGGCAGATGTTCGGCACCTCAAACGACTGCTCGATCTTGGGCTATTGACGAAGACGGACAACGGCTCCATCATCGTGACGAACTGGGCAAAGCATCAGGCTGACCCCACGGCACGCATACGAAAGGAACGGTTCCAGAACGCACACGGAACGGAATCGGAACGAAATCAGAACGCTCCAGAGGAGAATAGAGGAGAGAAGAGAAGAAAAGATTATTCTTCTCTTAATACTCAGCCAATGCGAGTTGGAGAGATTTTGATGAAACGAGGCAGAGAATGACCACCGTGACACAGACGCCAATCGAGTACCAAACGCGCGGCGTGTTGGTCTCTTTGACGGATGCAGAGTACGCCGAGGCGCGCAATGTTGGCGATGGTCGCAATGCACAAATGCACGGCGTAGGCGATATGCCGTACTACATCCGTGATCTGATGGAAGACGATGCCACGGCATCCTTTGCGGCAGCGTGCGCTGAGGCGGCTGTTGCTCAGAGCACACGGCTCAAATGGCACGCCAAAGTTTGGCATCGCTCAGAGCATCATCAGCACAAGAATGAGCCTGATGTGGGCGAGAACATTGAGGTGCGCCGTATTCGCAATCCGAATAACGGTCTGTGTGTTCGCCAGAAAGATCTTGGGCAGAGCAAGGTGATATTCGTGGCATACCCCATCCCCGAGACTGGCTTCCGCCAAGTCGATGTGATTGGGTGGATGCCTGCCGATCAGGCGTGGGAAGTGGGCTACGATGCCTTTATCGCAACGCGGAGAGTGCCTCTTACGAAGATCAATATCTGGAGGGGACGATGATTAGCAAGGACGATCAATTGATTGCCACGATTCGGCACTTTGTGCGCGATAACGGTTACGCGCCAACGGTGCGAGAGATCGCGGAAATGATGGGCGTGTCGGTCACAACGGCACAGAATTCTTTGAAGGATCTTGCCGAAAAAGGCACGATCATCAAACGCGAGCGAACTGCTCGCGGCTATAGATTGCGAGGTATGTGATGACGTATACGGATTTGGTGCAATGGGCGGCAATGTGTGGGTACGAATATAAGCAAATCTTGAAGACAGAGCACGAGACGTGGGTGGTCGTGATCGTTGACCGCGACGGCGGCGAGATCACTTGCGAGGCGGACACACAGGAAGATGCCGTGATGGGTATGATCCATCGTCTGAGCGCAATGCTTGAAGGAGGGCACCACAATGGCAGCGAAGAAAGCACCTGCGAAGATTGCGGGAACTAAACAGCCTGCGGCGTGGCTTGCCGTGCCGTGTTTTGTGTGTTCAGAGATGGTAACCGAAAACAAGCAGGCGTTGCGCGTTCAGCGCACCGATTACACAAACGGAAAAACGACGTGGTATTCGTGGGCGCACCGTGGGTGCTGGAAATGAGCGAACACAGCGAATTGGATATTGATCGACAGAATGCAGAGCGCAGCCGTCGCGGGCGGACAGCACGATCGCGCGGCAATTCGTTTGAGCGAGAGATCGCCAAACGTCTAGGCGCAGCACGGGTCGGTCAGTTCGGCGGCAAACAAGATGTTGCCAACGAATGGATCGCGGTTCAATGCAAAGTGGGTAAATCTTATCCAGAGCGATTAGATGGCTGGCTTCGAAGCATCCCCGTGAAGGGCGATCAACTGGCAGCCCTCGTGGTTGGAGACTCGCCAGGGGCGGGCGGCAGGCGCAGAACGATGATCGTTTTGGATTTGGATGATTTCGTGCAATGGTTCGGCAAAGATCAACCGAGCGTCGAGCAAGCGGTCGTGAAACGCAAGATCCAAACGAGGGTCAAATGAGACGGCTGATCCCGTTGTGGGCGGCAACGGCGATCATTGCGGCAATCATCGTGCTGCTCTTCCCCGTTGCGGATGCACCGTTGCGGGATTCGTTCAAACCAGAGCCAACGGCAACGATCGCTCCTACAAAAGCAATCAGAAGCGCTGTGGGCAAAGCGACGTGGTATGACGCAACCAAGAACAACGCGTGGTATACGCGAGGCGACAAGCCAACGCTGTTCTACGCTGCAGCAGGACCAGCATTGCGAAAGATCGAAGACTTCCGATGGGGAAAGAAGCCGTATCGCATCATCGTGGAGAATCTACGCAACGGAAAGGCAATCGTGGCGTGGGTGGTGGATTGGTGCCAATGCCGAGGGCAGACAAACAACGAGAAACTCGTTGATCTTGCACCAGCAGCGTTCGAGGCGTTGGGAGTGCCGCTCGGACACGGCGTGCAACGCGTACGGGTGACGGTCATTGCAGCAGAAGGAGAGCAATAAATGGCGATCAGCACGCTTCTCTCGTGGTTCTCTCAGCATCAGGACACTGTGCCGACGGTGATGCATCG